CCCGCCGGTCGACCCGTTCTACTGGCTCGGGCAGCCCGTACCCGTCCGTGATGTCATCAAGTTCTACGGCGATGGGTTGGGCGGTTGGCTCAGCGTCGGCGGTACGGCGATCAACACGGCCGCCGCCCTCGAGGCCGCGACCCTCAACTATTCAGAGTTTCCAATGCCCACGGTCGTGTTGAAGAATACGGGCGCCGACCTGCCCGCGCTACAGGTCGATGCGCTCCTCGATGCGTGGGAGGAAGCCCGAACCAATCGGGCCTCCGCCTACCTGAACTCATCCATAGATGCGAAGGCAATGGGGTGGTCGGCGCGTGACCTGGCATTGGTGGAGGCCCGCAACGAATCGGCGATCCAGATTGCCCGCATCGCCAACCTCGACCCGACTTGGGTCGGCGCGGCCGTGTCGGGTTCCTCGAGCATGGTTTACTCCAACCGGGTCGACCTTTATAGGCAGTTGCTTGACATCAGTCTCCGGCCGATCATGGACAACATCACCCACCGGCTGTCCATGCCCGATGTCACCCCGAGGGGCCACGCCGTCCGGTTCGACACGACGGGTTTCCTCCGAGGAAACGCCACCGACCTAGCGGCCCTCGTGTCGCAGCTCGTCCCGCTCGGTGTTCTCACGGCCGAGGAAGGCCGGGCCGTCATGGACCTCAACACCCTCGGACTCACACCCACGAGCCTCCCCCAGTTAGGCGGATGACATGAAAACGACGACCACATTCGATGACTTCACGTTCGAGACCCGCGAGGACGTCGCCAACCCCGACGTGGTCGGAGTCGGATACGGCCGGGCCGTCCCCTACGGAGTCGAGACCGACCTCGGGGGCCTCCGCGAATCGTTCGCGGCAAACGCGTTCGCCCTCGAGGACGTCATCGGCAAGCCCTTGGCATACCGGCACGGTGAGCCCATCGGAGTGATCACCGGCGCCGTCAACGAGGCCGACGGCCTCTACATCGACTTCAACGTGGCCAACACGGCATTGGGCCGCGACGCCGCGACACTCATACGGACCGGCAGTTCCAAGGGCCTGTCCGTCGGGTTCAACCCCGTCAGGTCCGTCTACAACAAGGCGAAAACCTCAGTAGTCCACACGGCGGCCGCACTGGCCGAGGTGTCGCTCACCCATCAACCTGCCTACTCCACGGCCGGTGTCCAAACAATGCGAGAGGAAAACATGTCAGTCGAGACCATCGAGGAGGCCACCCCGGTGGTCACCGTCGACATCGAGGCCCGCGAGGCCATTGCAGAAGTAAGGCGCGAGATGTCATCCGTCATCCACGTGGCCGAGCCCGCCCACCCCTTGGCCCAGTACCGGTCATTCTCGGACTACCGGCTCGCGGTGTGGAACGGCAAGGAAGAGGCACGGGCACTGTTCGACCAGGTGACGAGCGATAACCCGGGGCTCATGCCGCCGGTGTGGATGAACGAAATCCGTGGCATCGTCGACCTCGGCCGCCGCGCCATCACCGCCCTGTCCGGGCCGATGAGCCCAGGCGATTCGGGGATGACCGTCAACTGGCCTTACTTCACGGGCAACCTCCTCAACATCATCGAGGCACAGGCAAACGAAAAGGACGAGGTCAACTCGGTCCAGATTTCGTTCCTCAAGGGAGCGGCCGACCTCGCCACGTACGCGGCAGGCTCGGACATCTCGTTCCAGTTGCTCCAGCGCTCGAGCCCGTCCTACCTCGATGGGCACAACCGGGTGATGCTGGCCTCATACGCGCAGGTGACGGACCGAAAGTTCACGTACGACCTGTGGAACGACGGCAGCGGCGTGGAGGACTACGTGTTCTCGTCCGACACCGACGGCGCGGCATTCCGTGAGGCAGTGTTCTCGTCCTCGGTCACCGTGGAAGACGCAACCGGGATGCCCGCGAGCGTCGTCCTCGTGTCCTCGGCAGTGTTCCGGGCCATCGGCGGGTGGTCGACGTTCCTCCCGTCCGTCTACTCGGTGCAGAACGTCTCCGGTACGGCAGACGCCCGCAGCCTGTCGGTCAACGTGTCCGGCCTCCCCGTCGTGCGTGCCCCATGGCTCGACACGAACGCGGCCTATAACGCCATCGTCACCAACCCGATGGCAGCCCGTTGGCTCGAGGCAGGCCCCTCGCTCGTGGCGGCAGACAATGTTGCCCAGTTGGGCCGCGATATCAGTTTGTATGGAATGGGAGCATCGGCTCTGTTCATTCCTGCCGGTGTCGTCCGGGTCTACAACGCCCCGTAATCGAGAGGGAACCCAATGCCGTTGCTCGTGACCGGGGCCGAACTGGCCGAACTGCTCGACCTTGACTACACCGTCGGGGACGAGCCGTTCGACCAATTGGCCGAGGCCGCTAGGAACATCGTCGGGTCCATCATCACGAGCGCGGCTCTCACGGCGGCCCCCCCGGCCTGCCGTGAGGCCGCGCTCAGCGTCGCGGCCGAGATGTACCAGGCACGAACCTCGGCAGGCGGGCAGGCCGTGTCCGTGGACTTCAGCGCGGGCCCCTACCGGCTCTCACTGTGGATCACGAAAAGAGTCCAGGCATTGCTAGCGCCATACCTCGACGTCAAGGGGATGGTGGGGTGACTGCCCTCACGACCGAGTCCCGTGGCCTCCTCGTCACGGCTCTCACCGGTCACGGGTTCAAGGTGTACGGCACGGCACCGGCGATCCCGGTCACGCCGTCCGTCGTCATCGTTCCCGATGCGCCTTGGATCACCCCCGAGCGCATCGGCGGACGGCTCAACTACCGGGTGCGCTGGAAACTCCTCGTGGTCATCAACCCGAGGAAGAATGACGCCGCATCGGTCGACACCGAGGACGCCGTGGACGTGGTCCTCGGCCTCATGCCGTCCGGGTTCACCGTCGACCAGGTCGGACCCCCGAGCCTCACCGACCTAGGCGCGCAAGGCACCGTGATCACCACCGAAATAAATGTCCAAGCCCACATGAAGGAGTCCTAGCCATGCCAGCAACGAGCATTGCCGGTGCCGATTTCACCGTAACCGTCGGTGCAGTCGCGTACTCGGCACAGGTCACCACCGGAACCGTCACCACGACCTCCACCATCACCCGCACCCGGACCCTCGGCCCGGACAACGCGTTCACTCAGACCGACCTCATCTCGGCCATCACCCTGTCATTCCTGTACGACGAGGACACGGGCGCGTTCGATGCGCTCAACACCGTCGCCGTATCCGGGGCAGCCGTCGCGGTCGTCATCACCGGCGGCGGTGGCACGTGGACCGGCTCGGCCATGTACGTGGAGAGCGTTGACACGACGTTCGACGCGACCGGGGTCGCCACTTGCTCGGCGTCGCTCACCGGCGTCGTCGCCTTCGCTTAACAGGGACGGGACAAGCCATGTACGACAACATGAACGTGTACCTGGACGGCTCGACTACGCCCGTGGTGGTCGAACCGCTCACGGTCGACGTGTGGACTTACAACGAACTGGCAGACAAGGCCAAGGCACCGTTGCGGATGGCACCGATGCAACTGACCATTGCGTACTGTCAGTTGGTCGACCCCGAGCCGAAGACGCTCGAGGTGGTCCGAAAGTGGGCCCGGGAGCATCGAGTGACCATCGAGGTGGCCGAGACCGTGGACCCTACACAGTCGGATCCATCCGAAGGCTCGTAGTACAGGTTGCGCTGAGAATCGGCCGACCAGTGCACGAGGTACGGCAGTACGAACCGGCACTACTGGCGACGATCATCGAGGAGTTGAGTGATGGCGAAACAGGTTGACCTGTACGTCGAAGGACTCAACGAGGTTCTACGCGCCTTCCGTCGACTCCCGAAGGAGGCCGGTACCGAACTCCGGGCCGCCTCCACGATCATCGCCGAACGCCACATGGTCCCGGCTTGGAAGGACGCCGCCCGGTCCGACGGCGGAGGATGGGGCGACAAGATTGCCTCGAGCGTGCGCGCCAAGCGCGACCGCCTGCCCTCCGTCAACATCGGCTACGCCAAGAAAATCTATAGCGGGGGCGCGTCCACGATCATGACCAGGCGCCCGGCATCGACCGGAACTCGAGGCCGTGCCAAGAACCGGGCGGCCCAGTTCGGCGAGGGAACCAACTGGATGGACAAGGTCCGGTCCTATCAACCCGCCGCTATCCGTGAGTGGGGGCAGGCAGTCGACACGATTGTCAGGAAGTGGGACACGACACCATGAGCAAGACGCTAACCGTCTACCTAGCGGCCGACCTGCGGAAGTTCACGGGCCCACTGAACCGCGCAGAGAATCAAGCACAAGGCTTCAGCGCTGGCATCGGCCGCCTCGGGTCCTCCCTCACCTCGATGCTCGGCCCGGCACTCATCGGCGCAGGTATCGCAGCCGGGGCCCTCGCGGTGTCCCTCGGTGTCGACGGCGTGAAGGCCGCCATGGAGGACGAGGCCGCCGCCGCCAAGTTGGCCAAGACGATGGAAAACCTCGGCCTCGCTCAGGACACCACGGCGGCCGAAGCCTCGATAGACGTCATGCAGCGGCAATACGGTGTGGCCGACAGTCTTCTCCGCCCCGGGCTAGATCGGTTGATTAGGAGCCTAGGGGACACCGCGAAGGCCACCGAGGCACTTGACCTAGCCGTCCAGATATCGACGGTGACGGGCCGTTCCTTGGACTCGGTAGTCCAGGCATTGGCCAAGGGCTACGACGGGAACACGGCAGGGCTCGCACGCCTCGGGGCAGGCATCGACAGTGCCACCCTGAAAACCGGTGACATGGCCCTCATCACCGCGAAACTGTCCGAGACGTTCGCAGGCCAAGCGAAGGCCGCCAGTCAAACTTATGAGGGCCAACTCAAGAGGCTCGCGGTCGGTTTCGACGAACTCAAAGAGGCTTTCGGCACCGGGTTCCTCAACGGCCTCGGCGACGCCAACGACACCACCAACGAACTCATGCAGTCCATGAAGGACCTCGAGCCCGAGATCAAGCGCATCGGGGAGACAGCCGGAGACACCGCAATAGGCGTTGTCAAGGGCACAGACGCCATGATCACGTTCGGCGACAACGTCCGAAAGGTCGGCGACTACCTCACCTCCCGTTTCTCCATCTCCCTCCTCCGCAACGCCGACGCCCTCAACATCATCAGCGACGAGGCAGGCGCGGCCGCCGAAGCCGAATATCAGTTGTACCTGGCTAACCATGGCCTCATCGGGCAAATGGATCCCATCGCCCGGGGCCTGTATGCGGCCTCCCAACGGTGGCAGGCATATGCCGACTCGATTCGGGACGCGCAAGCCGCCTCGTCAAACTTCGCCCTCACCACTGGCGAACTGCAGAAAGTCATATCCCCGACGGTCTCGGCAGCACTGGCTGCGGGGCAGGCCACTTCGTTGTACGGCGGGAAACTAGTCGAGTACGGGAAGGCCGTCGAAGACGTCGGAACCTCAAGCATGGGCACGACGACGAGCACCAATCTCCTGTCGACGGCATTCGAGTTGCAATCCAAGGTCGTGGCCGACGGGTCGGAGAAACTCAAGAGGCAGACGGCGGAACTCGTGGCCGCTAACGCCGCCGTGGACCAGTATGCGAGCACACTGTCCGGGCAACTCCTGGGCGGCATCGACCTGAGCGCGGCACAGGAGACCGGCACCGAACTCGGCATAGGCACCATGGCGGCCTTCGATGCGCAGATAGCCCAGGCGAATTGGTTCGGGAACGTCCTCGAGGAGGTCAAGCGGCAGAACGGCAGCCAAGCCCTCATCGACTACATGGCACAGGCCGGACCGGCCGCCGGTGGGAAGTTCGGCCAGGAGGCCATAGACAACGGCCTCATTCCCGAGTTCTCGTCCAAACTGGACGCCGTCGTAGCCTCCGCGAACACGTTGGCCCAATCCATGGTCCCCGAGTACCTGCGGGCCGGTGTCGACTCTGCCGAACAGAACTTGGCAGGAATGGCGACGACGTTCGGGGAGAACTCGGACAAGTTGGTGAAGATGGGCAAGCGCATCGGCAAGACAATCGGCGACAACGCCACGGTGGAGATACTCAAGGCCGTCACCGATGCCCTAGACGTGGCGGAGAAGTCAAGAACGGCAGCTGCGGCACGCGAGGCAACACGGCAGGCCAGTGGAAACCTCATGAGTGATCAGCAGATAGCGCAGCAATTCGTGCGCATCATCCAGACGTCGAACAGTCGCACCGGCTACTCGATGGGTGTTCCCGTACCCTCCCCGGTGCTCTGATGATCACCTCCATAACTGTCAACGGCACGGCCTTGGACCTGACCGGGGTCGAATATCAGGTAACCGTCAGTCACGGCCGAAACGACATCACGGCAACCCCCCAGGCATCCGACGCCTCGATGACGCTATTTGGGTTCGGGTCCATCCCGGTAGACATATCCGACGTCGTCGTCATCAACGCGTACGGGGCCGCCCGGTTTACCGGCCGGGTATCCGATGTCCTCCTCACCCACGACTACAACCCCGTGGGGCCGGTCAATTTCGTGGCCCGTCTACAGGTCACCCTCATCGGGAACTTGGCACGCCTCGGCCTCGCCTTCGTCGGGGAGGCAGGCTACGCCCGGGAACTGCTCTCGGACCGGGTGGAGAACATCCTCACCGACGCCGGGGTGGTGTACGCGAACAACTCCGACCCGTTGATGACTCAGGAGCACCTAGACGCCCTGACCGGCGGATATTCGGCCCTAGACCTCCTCACGGCCCTGTGCACCGAGACGGGCGCCACACTGGCCGACCTCCCCGACGGAAACGTATTCTTCGAGTCGTACTCGAGGCGCGGCTACGGCTACAACCCCGCGCACTGGTACGACATCGACCCGACGGACACGTGGCCCGACCTGCCCTATATCTGGGCCGATATTTACGACAGGGTCGACGCGGCCCCCCTCACGGTCACCATCCCCCAGGAGTCGACCGCCTGGGCACCGACGTGGAGGTCAACGAATCAGACCATTCTCAACGACGTCACAGTGGTGTACGGGACTAGCGGCAATCAGGACAAGAACGACACCGACCCGGCCTCGATAGCCGTGCACGGCCGCCGCGCCTACACCCTCACCACCAAACTCCACGAGGCAACCGACGCGCAGACCCGGGCCTCGGAAATCATCCGGTCACAGTCCGAGCCCCGCTACGCCATGGCCAACGTTCAAGTGCTCATGGAGACTTTGACCGAGCCGACCCTCTCCGACGTCCTCGACCTCATCACCGGGTCACGGGTCAACCTCGACAACACTCCGCAGCCGTCCCCCATCGAGGACTACACCGGGGTAGTCGAAGGATGGTCCGAGACGTACACCCCCGGGCAGCACACACTGACGCTCTCCTTGAGTGATCCACGTTTCTCGTACCTCATGGTCAAGTGGTCCGAGGTAAGCCCGACACTTACGTGGGCGGCCGTGGACCCGACGGTCCAGTGGTACAACGTTGTCCTAGCCTCCGACCTCGTCGCCTAGAAAGGAACACCATGTCAACCCCGTATGCCGTCAGTAGCGACTTGGTCTCGGCCTACCCGGCCAAGTCACTGGCCATCGCGCAGTACATCGACGGATTCAAGACTGACCTAGCAATGGTCCAGAACGCCCAGACCGGCACCTCATACACGTTCGCCCTCACCGACTTCACCAAACTCCTCACGCTCAACAACGCGGCAGCCGTCGCCGTGACACTCCCCCTCGAGGCCACCGTGGCGTGGCCCACCGGCACGCAACTCAGGTTGCTCAACATCGGGGCCGGGACTGTCACGGTCGCCGGGGCCGTCGGCGTCACCATCAACGGCACACCGCTCACCCTCGCCCAGTTCAAAGGCGCCGTACTCATCAAGACAGGAACGAACACGTGGACGTTCCTCCCTTTTTCTAGTGGTGTCGGAGCGGCCGTGTTCTCCGACACCCCAACAGGCACATACACGGGCTACGCATACAAGACGTTCTCCTCGGGCAGCGGCACGCTCACGGTTACCAAGGCGGGATTCGCCGACATCGTCGTGGTCGGCGGTGGCGGCGGCGGCTGTACTGCTGGTCAGGCCGGGTATGCGGCGGGCGGCGGTGGTGCCGGTGGCGCCCTCGTCGGGACTCAGGTGTACCTGCCAGCGGGGACGCTCACGGTCACGGTCGGTGCGGGCGGGGCCGGTAACCCCGGCGGCAGCGCCAGCACCGCACTATCTGGCACATCGAGCCGAATAGGTGACTATTACGGCATCGGCGGCGGTGGCGCTTCAGGGCAGCAGCAGTCAGGCAGTGGCCTGAACAGTTTCCCCGGCGGTTCGGGCGGTGGGGCTTTCAACACCGGAACCTCGGGTGCGGGAGTGGCGGGGCAGGGTTTCGCAGGCGGTGCAGGCAACACCATCGCAGCCGGTGGCGGTGGCGGCGGTGCTGCGGCCGTGGGAACTGCTGCGGCATCGGCAACCGCTGGCGGTGCAGGCGGTGCCGGGACCACCACCACTATTGCGGGCACCACACCGACAGGCGCGTATGTCGCAGGCTCATATGCGTTCGCTGGCGGTGGAGGTGGCGGTGGGACAGTCTCGGGCGGCGCAGCGCCTACCGGCGGTGTTGCTGGCACTACTGGGGCCGGTAACGCTGGCACGGCCAATAAAGGCTCAGGCGGTGGCGGCGGTTCAGGCGCTAACGCTGGCGGAAATGGTGGCTCGGGAATCGTAATAGTGAAGGTGGCGGTCTGATGGCTCATTTCGCTCTAGTCGACTCAGCGAACATTGTCCGCGAGGTCATCGTCATATCCAACGCCGATTGCGGCGGCGGTGACTTCCCTGCCAGTGAGCCGGTCGGGCAGGCATTCATCAACGGGCCGCACCCCGACTGCCTTGCCCTCGAGGGCGAATGGCGACAGACGTCCTACTCGGGTTCGTTCAGGGGATGCTTCGCGGGCCTCGGCTACACGTTCGACGGAACGAACTTCATCCCACCGGCGGCACCGGAGGAAGCAAATGCCTAGATTGGTGGCGGCCGGGGTCACGCTCCGGGACCAACTGAACGAGCGGTTCCCGAAACGTGACAAGCGCTCGGACGGTTGGATCGGCGACACGGCACACTCCAAGCGCGCCAGTCTGCACAACCCCGACAAGGACGGTTGGGTCAAGGCCCTCGACATAGACGAGGATTTCGGTGCCCCCGGCTCGTCGGAGGAGTTCTGCACGCAGCTCCTCGAGTACGTGCGGGCCGGACTGGATCACGGCCGCATCCTCCACATCGTGTACGACGACCGGGTGGCCTCGGGCACGTTCCCGAACAGGCCAGGACGGCCCCCGACGTGGTGGGTATGGCGCCGTGACGCGAACCTCGGACACGAGCAGCACATCCACATCAGTTTCACCGACAAGGCCGAGAAAGACGGGCGGCCGTTCCTCCTGCCCATCTTCGCAACCAAGGCAGCACTAGCCCCGGCAAAGAAGACAACCAAGAAGACGACGAAGAAAGCCACCCCGCCATGACCCCCGAGGCGTACGCCGGTGTGGTGTCGCTCCTCATCGCCGTCATCGGCCTCGTCTCCATGGTCATACGGGGACAGCACAAGGCACAACGTCCCAACGGGGGACGCTCCCAATACGACCTCCTAGTGCGCATCGAGTCGCGGCTCGACAGGCTCGAGCGCAACCAGGACGAACACCTACGCCATCACATGGAGGGCTAATGCTCGACCGACTAAGTCCCGAGGCCCGTCACGTCTCGCTCCTCCTCATCGGCGCGGCCCTCACATGGCTCGTCGTCGAACTGCCCGGCCTCGAGGTCAATCCGCTACTGGCCTCCCTCGTCGGCGCCATCGCAACGGCCGCCCTCGCATACCTGACCCCGTTGACGCGTCAGTACGGCATCGGCTCCGACTCGAAAGACTGACAAGATTGACACAATGGACAGTATGGACATAGACTCTGAGTTGTAGGCAACACCGCCTATAACGAAGGGACAACATCATGTTTTTCGTCTTCTACAAGAAGTTGACCAAGCGCGGACACATCCGGCTCGACCTCCTGGCCTACCCCGACGGCTCACCGATGTCGTACGAGACGTTCAACGAGGCACAGGAAGCCGCAGCCGACCTCCTCGACAAGGGATTGTGCATCACCGCCGAAGTCCGCAAGATCTACTGACCGGAAGGGCCCCCGACTCGGGGGCCCTTTCCCATTCCCGGAAGGAACCACATGCCAACGCTCAGCCCCGCCCAAGCCGCCGCCGTCCTCGGCCTCTCAGGTCGGACCGTCGCACGCCTCATCGACCGAGGCGAACTCCTCGCAACGTCGACACCAGGGGGACACCGGCGCGTCGACCCCGCCGAACTCCTCGAGTACCAACGCAAGCGCATATCGAGCACCGTCACGGTGCTCACCCCTCCGACCTCTGAGGACGCATGATCATCGAGACGGCCCTCGCGGCCGTCCTCTACACCGCCCCGGCGTGCACCGACCCCGTTGTCAACGTCCTCCACTCGGCAGGATTCAGGGGCCGGGCCCTCCGGTACGCGTACGGCATCGTCATGCGTGAATCCAAGGGCCACGCCATCGCCATATCGGGCACCAACGACTACGGCCTATTCCAGTTCAACAGGTCGGCATGGTCCCGGGCCAAGTGGTGGGACCCCGTCCGGCTACTCGACCCCGCCTACAACGCGTCCGTGGCGTTCGACATCTCCCAAGGGGGCAAGACGTGGTACCCGTGGGACATCAACGGTCGCGGCTATCACCTCGGCCGCTACTCCTCGAGGTCGACCTACCGGGTATTCGTCCAGTACGTGAAGGCGTACCCGTGCTAGGCGACGAGCCCGGACCGGGCCGGTTCGCCTGGCGTTGCATCGAGTGCCAGGCGGGCGGCTACGGAGGCGCCTCAGCCTTCACGATTCACTACATCGCGCACCATTCCGAGCCGACCCCGACGTACATCGACTATCTCCGGGAGGCCCGCAACGAGCACGGGCTAAAGGGGGCCGCTGCCTACCAGTGGGCACATGCGGCATGGAGCGAATACGAGGCCAACCAGTGAGGCCGGTCAAGCGCCTGCCGAGCCCACGGGAATACGCCCTATTGGGATGGGATGCACGCCTCGAGGTGATGGCGGCCCTCCACTCGATACGGCTTGCATACCTCAGCACTGAGGAAATACACATCAACGAAAGGGACAACGATGCAAGAGGACGCAATGACGACAGCGGTGCTCATTCACCCGATGACGCCCGAGGGAGCCGTGGACATACTCCACACGCTCATACGGCAACGTGACCAGGCACGCCGCCTAGCGGCACACCTCGAGGCCGAGTGTGCCCGGAGAACGGCCGACGATGATCGCCACGATGACGAGATGGCTATCTTCCGTAATGCGTGGCGCGTGGCGTCAATCGACCGCGACGAGGCCGAACTCCAGAACGCGGAACTACTCGGCCGACTGAACAGGCTCACTCGGCAACTCGAACTGGCGCGCGGCCTCGCCACGCTCCTCGAGGCCGAATGCTCGGCATGTTGGGGCCCGATTCACAGGGACGCATTGGAACTGGCTCAGGCATTCCGCCGCATCGAGGAGGCCACCGATGGCGCGTGATGACTACATAGAGGTAAGCGAACGGCTCCGCACCTTTATCGAGATGTACCCACAGGGCTCGTTGGACTCCGAGTGGTGCTACGTCCAACGCGACGGGGAGGAATGGCTAGTGGTCAAGGCGTACGCCTACCGAGACCAGGACGACAAGCGGCCCGGAGTCGGTCACGCGTGGGAGCCGATCCCCGGCCGGACCCCGTACACCCGTGGGTCGGAGTTGCAAGTGGGGGAGACGAGCGCTTGGGGCCGCGCACTGGCGGCCCTCGGCATCGCCGTCCACAAGGGCGTTGCGTCGGCCAACGAGGTCAGGGCAGCACAGGCACGCACACCCGACCTAGCACAGGTCAAGGCCGACTCCATGCCGTCGTATCGCACCCCGTCCGGCGCCGTGAAGCAAGAGGGCAACGTCATCGCCACGGCCAAACAGATAGGCATGATCAAGGGCACCATGACGAAGCAGCACATCAACGAGGCGTTGCTAGCCGACTTCTGCGAGGAGCAGCTCGGGTTCACGCTCCCCGTCGAAGGACTCGGGGCACTGACCAAGGCACAGGCATCCNTCATCATCGAGGCCCTACTCAAGGTAGACCGGCCCATGACCGTGACCAGGAGTAAAGCGGCCGACCCNGACGACCCATGGGCCGACGTGCCACCACCACCGGAGCCCACAAGATGAGGGCCGCGGAGAAAGTAGCTGCCGCCTACCGGCTCGGCCACGAGGATGGCTACGAGGAAGGTTTGGCCGATGCACGGGAGGCCAGGTGCCTTAACTGCGAGGAACCAACAGAGCTGCTCGATTGGTGCTACTCGTGCGAGAAGTTCAAAGCGGAACCACCGACCAAGACGGGCCCTAGACCCACGGTCATGGACCGCAACCTAGACCCGGGCCCATGCCTGTACGGCCACACGAGGCGTTGGGGTAGTGACAGGTGGGTATGTGATGAATGCCTTCACATGTACTACGAACGCCGGAAGGCAGCACGGAAGGTGCACGCATGATCCAAGCGATATCCATGGTCCTCGACTTCGCACCCGAGCACTGGACGAGCGGCACCCGACTCGTCGCCATATGCCTGGGCGACTACGCCAACTCCGACACCGGTTGGGCATGGCCCAGTATCCGCAGCATCGCAAGGCGTACCGGCCTGTCCGAACGCCAAGTCCAACGACACCTCCGCATCATCGAGGCAGACGGGTGGATCACCGACGGCCACAACGGCAAGGGCTCGACCCTGTGGATATGGAACCGGCGCGTACGCCTCGACGACACGAGGGGTGACATCCACGTCACCCCAAGGGTGACACCCACGTCACCCCCCCATAGAGGGACAGGGGTGACACCCACGTCACCCAAACCGTTAGTACTTAACCACCATGTGAATCGTTAGGCGGTGGGTGTGGACAACACGCGATCCTCGGCCAAATACAAGGCATGGGTCAAGCAAGTCATGGCCAAGTGCGAACCAACATGCATCCGATGCGGATACCCAGTCGACATGGCCCTACCTCGGACAGACGACTGGGGCGCAAGTGCCGACCACGAACCACCCCTCGCAGAGACAGGAGAGATAGCCCCAAGCCTCGACGCCTCCGGCATCGCACACCTCAAGTGCAACCGATCACACGGCGGCCGACTCGGCTCACAACGAGCAACCAACAAACGCGCCAAGCCCCAACCCCGTTTCTCTAGACACACCACGTCCACAGATC